GGGGCGCCGGGACTGTCAACGGGATTGACTCCGGGGCTGGTGGTAGGCGGCATCGGCTGAGGGGCGCCGGGACTGTCGCCCGGATATTTGATGGGACCGACTCCGGGAGGCGGTGTGTAGCCGGGAATCTGTCCGCCAATGGGATTCGGCCTTGCGATGGGGGTGGGCGCCCAGACGCCACCACCCAAGCCGCCACTTGGGCCAGCGGGCGGCATCGGCTGAGGCTTCGGCGGCGGCGGCAGCGTTCGCGGGCCAGCCCAGAATGGGTTGTTCGGATCGGTGGTAGTCATGCCACCGTCGCCTGGGTTGTTGCCGGGTCCAGACTTCGGCCCGAAGTTGCCAAGCGCGATCGGCGTCTGCCGCGGCATCACGTCAAATCCGCGAGTTCCACCGCCAGAGGGCGGCTGCGGCTGGATGCCGCCTCCACCATAAACACCACCAAGACCTCCGTTAGATGCGCCCATACTCAGTCCTCCTTACTCGTACCACTTGATGAGCAGGACGCCGCCCTGCCCAGCGTTCGCTGCGTTGTCGCCGGATCTAGTTCCGCCGTGCCCGAATCCGAATGGTCCTGACATTCCGCCCATCCCGTGAACCGCGTTCGCCCCGCTGCGGTCTGCGGTCGCAGGATGCCCCGTTTCACCGCGCGCCCCACCAGTGCCGCCGGGTGCGCCACCAGCCCCGTAGACGGTAGCCGTTGCCTTCTTGCCGCCAGCGCCGCCGGTCAGTGAGAAGAGCGCGCCAAGGCTGGTTGTGCCGCCCGTCCCGCCATCCGTGACGGACCCCACCGTAGAACTGTCTGTTCCGGCCGTGCCGCCAGCGCCAACTGCGTAGGCGTAGACCGTTGATCCGGTGACGGTGAACTCCTTCTCAATGATGGCCTCGCCGCCACCACCGCCGCCAGCGCCGCCGTGGGCGGTGTCCGTCTCGATGCCACCAGCCCCGCCGCCGCCAGCGCAAGCTGTTACGTAAATCTTGGTAACGCCAGCGCCGGTCGTGAAGTTGCCGGAGCCAGACGTATAGAGGGCGGTGCGGAGAGTCTTCTCTGTCACGGTAGACGACAGGACTCCGGCGCCGGAGAGCGATAGCCCCGTCCCAACCGAGATGGGCTGCGCGACGCCAGCGCCAGACGAGTAGCGCCCAAGCAGGTTTGGGCCGGACATTGAGACATAGAGTGACCCTCCGACTAGCGACAGCCCGTATCCAGTAGTGATCTGCTCGACGTAGTCCTCCTTTTCGGCGGACAGCCCGAGCAGGCTTGGCCCAGTAATCTTCCGCGGTGCAGCGACCTCGCGAACGAAGCGCGCCGTCTCAAGCAGCATGTCGCGAAGCGTCTCGTAGAGCTTCGGATTGCCAACCTGCGATGACAGCTTGGGGACGCTGATGCGCGGGTTGTCCACCATCAGTACCCCCTAAGAAGCGAGAACGGGGCGCGCTTGCGGAACACGCACAGGCGCTTGGCGATAAAGTAGTCTCCGGTAGCGCTGGTGCCGATGCGGATTCCAAGCTGGGTATCCGTGTTGTTGGTGTGGATCTCGACGTCGTGCAGTGGGTTGGCCCCGAGTGTCTTCGACGGCAGTACGGTCGCCGAGCCGTCCGGCCTGACGAACCACGACAGAAGCGTTCCGCTGCCGCGCAGTTTGTGCAGTAGCGTGCCGAAAAGGCTGCGCCCCATGTCCATTCCGAGCGGGGCCGTCTCGTAGACCGACTCAATCTTCCCGGAGTAGTCCGAGTGGACGGAAGCGCTCTCGTAGTAGGCTCCAGTGGAGTCGTCAGAGGCGCAGTAGACGATGGAGCGTTCGCCAGTCCTTCGCGTTACCGTTGCCGCCCCGTTGAACTTGCCGGTCTCAGTTGCAGGAGTACCAGTGAAGCGCGTATCAGTGCTCCACTTCCTGCCGTTGCCGCCGCTTCCGACTGGATCACCCCATCCTTGCACGAAGTCAACGCGGAGTTGCTGGTAGCCTGTGCTTGTCGGACCGCCGACGATGGCGTACTGGCTTACGGTGTCGATGGCGACGAAGATGCGCTCGCCCTTTGTCCAGTCGAAGAGATCCCACGTTGGCTGGATCTCCTGACTAACCTTTAGCGGGGAACCGCCGGTCAGCAAGTATAGCCCGTCTCGGCTAGCCAGAAGAGCGAAGTTGTCGCCAACCGCAGAGCCATGCACTGACGGAGTCCCAACGGTGTCGGAGACGATCTGCGGCGACCAGAATGCGGGTTCCTGTCCGTTGTCGGTGACGACGTAGAGCGACCGCTCCTTGGCGATGTACATGTTCCCGTTGAGGACGAATACGTCTCGGATCTCCTGCCCATCGTTGGGGCTAACGGTAAGAGAGCCGCTTACGACGTCGAACGATTCAGGGTCGTCCACGCGCGAGATGGATAGGGTTGACGTGCCGCGCCTATACTCGTTATCGAAGACCTCGATATGCGACACATCCACCTTCGCTGCGTTGGTGACGTTCGCTAGGTAGACATCTATGGAGAGGTTGGCGAGGCCGGTCGGCGCAGTGGTACCGTACGCCTCAAACACGTTCCACTCTTCGCCCATCGACGTGACGGGGAATGTTGCCGTGGTGAGCGTGGTCCTGGCGCCGAGCGCCGTGTGCTCGTACATCTTGATTACGAGATTGCCGGCGGCGCCGGTCGCAGAGCGTCTGGCCCTGACGCGAATTCCGTACTTACGGCCAGGCTGGAGATAGTAGTTGCCGAGAGTGTCGCGGTTGTAGCGTGCAGTGACAGCCATCGAGCCATAGCCCTGCTGAACCAGTGCGTCGGTGGCACCGCCAGACGACGTGAGCGTCAGGTAGTTGGATAGCTCTCCCTGTAGATACGATCCTGCCGTTACTGCGGCAGACGCGCTGGCACCGTACCACTCGCCGTACTCTCCGGCTACGCCCCACGTATAGGACGAGGCGACATCGGCGGAGAAGTCTAGGTTGATGAGGCCGATGGACGAGTAGGTCAGCGGAGTGGCCGAGTTCGTTGGGCCGAAGAAGGAGTCGATCCTGCCGTCCCCGCCCCAATAGACGAGGCGGTTCGAGTATGCCTCAACGCCAAGCTGCATCGGCGGCTTGCGTAGTCCGATGTAGTCAATGAACGGGAGGCCGGAAGCGATCTCGTCTACGGTGAGGTCAAACGGCCCGAACGACGTTGTCGTGTTGTCGTTGATGACCAGCCCGGCTGGGTTGTAAAGCTCGAACGAGTCAACGAGCGAGATGAAGATGCGTCGCTTCGTTGTCCCAGGTGGGCCGATGGGGATGGACGAAAGCGAGATATTGCACGGCACGGCAGTCGTGTCGTAGTTCAGCTTTACGGCTCCGGAGATGTAGCCGGTATCCGTCTCGAACGCTACCGCTACGTAGTATGTTCCGGCGAGCATCGCCCCGGCACCGAACGCGATCAGCGCCTCGTGCCCACCGGTAGCCGCCACGTTGCGCGCCACGAGTCCGGACGTGCTCGCGATCTGCCACGGGGGCATGAGTCCGCGGATGCCGTCGCTAAGGCAGACGTAAACGCGGCCATAGAGCGTGGCGGTGCGGATGGTAGAGAAGCTGGGGTTGAAACCCATACGCTGCGTCAGGTCGGTTTGCGTGGCAACACCGCCAGGATACCCGAGCACGGCGAGAGTTCCCTTCCCGCCGCGCAGGAATGCGTAGTAGCGATCCCCGCGCCCATCCACGAAGTCCGTGAGTGACCAATACCCATCCGATACCCCAGCCTCCGTCCAGAAGCTGCTGAACCCGCCGCGCGACTGCACGCCGCCAGGGAAGAACTTGACGTTCTTCGCGAGTGGGGACAGCCCCACCGGGAGGTCCGAACGCTCCATGAGCGTGCATAGACCACCAAGGGTGTCCACCACGGCGGGCTCAAAGCCTTCGATCATCGGATTAGCGGAGCTTCCTCGTCTTGAAGCTGATCTTGATGGTTCCGCCGCTGACAGCCGCTGGGATGGCGGTAGAGTTGTCAAACTCAGCGAGAGGCAGAGTGCCAGCCGTGGCGTCAGAAGGGACATACCCATACAGGACGACCTTTCCGTTCTTCAGCGTGGAGCCAGTCGAGTAGCGCAGGAGCCACCCGGTCGGGGCGTCGAAGTAGATGTTCACGTCCTCCGGAAGGTCATTCGAGAGCACGGCCGACAGGTCGAGCGTGAGCCCGCCTGTCGCGTAGGTTGCGGGGGACGCCTGAATCGCGACGGTCCCATAGTGAGTCACGTAGCGCTCCGAGACATCCATCTTCGTCTTGTTGCGGGTGAAGGTTGCGGTAGCAGTAGCCATTAGTACCTCCAGACTGGGATGCCGAGACGGCGCCTTTGACGCCTGAACCCAGTCGCCTGCCCATGCTTTGCGTCGATGCCCAGATACTGATCGAAGAGCAGCCTGTACTGATCCTCGAAATACTGAGCCGTAGAGAGACCGGCGATGACTGCGCCAACGGCAGACGCCTTGGCGATCACCACCTCGGTCAGGTTGGACAGGGAAATCGTGTCGGTGGGATACGCAACGTCGGCGACGTTCATCCTGTAGTGGATCTTGACGTCGATCGCCTGCGTACACCCAACGAAACGAAGCCCCTGATCCCGCCACTCCCACCAAACAAGACGCTCGCCCTGCTGGGCGTTCTGGGGGAGGTGGTCCTTTACCTGAGTCATGTCGCGCCACAGATCCCCGTTCTTCTCCCAAAGGCGGATCGGCGAGGCGAACCCCGTCGGAAGAGCGGGCGTAGTGGCTGACGTGATAGATGTCGCGGCAGCGGGGAGCGTAATGGTCGCCTCGGCCCTGATGTCCTTGACGCCGTGACTCTGGAGACCCATCTGGATCGCCCCGAGTGCCCTATTGATGTGTTCCTTGATCTCGGGGTCCGTGAACTGCCGAGACCCCGGCTGGTTGATGTTCGTTGCGACAGAGCGCGTCATCAGGAAGACAGACGGCGTGCTCATTACTGCCTCCCGAACGAAGCCGCGCGAGCCGCCTTGATGCCAGTCTCGGCCTGCGCGATAAGCTGGAGGTCTTCCATACCGAGCGCCTCGAACTTCGCCGATGTCTGCTGCTCGTCACGCGCCTGCGCAACGTAGGCGGCAGACAGGAGCGCCACGGCGTCGAGCGCGTCCGGGATGATTACCTCGGACGAGTTTCCGGTAAGGGCCGGGATCTCTGCCTCGTAGCGAACAACGATGTCCGTGCTTGCCGAAGCGGCGGGGAAGTGGATCGCATCCGCGCGCCAGTCCCAGACCTTGCGACTGGTCGTTGCGGTCGCGTCGTAGAACGGCTCCTGCTGCTGGCTCATCTGCGACCAGTTCGATCCCGGCGGGGCATTCGGGCGCTCCCGCAGGGAGATGGGGCGGACGAGGTCGGCTGGGTAGAGGGTGCCAGCTCCGGAGCGCTCCAGCTTTACAACGGCCGCTGTAACAACGATGGCGGAGCTGTCCTTGACGAGTAGCCTCATCCCGGCGGCGCGGAGCACACGGGCGGCCTTCCGGTACGCCCTCTGGATGTAGGGCAGTAGATAGGCGTCCGTGAGGTAGTCGCCCGCAGAATCAGCAACGATGTACTTGACCTGCGAGTTGACATCCTCGACCGTCGGAAGAGCCATAGGCTATTACCTCGACGCCGGGACGGGCGGCTTGCCGGTCAGGTCAAACTGACAGAACCGACAGAACGACGCCTCGGCCTTGATGAGTTCCGCGCAGCGCGGGCACTTCTTCTTCTCGTCAGTGAGCGTCTGGTCGAGCCACTCCGGCGCAGCGCCAACGAAACGGGCGGCGCGACGGGCGCGCTCGGAGATGATCTCGCGGTTGCGTGTGCGCTCCCAGAGGGCGTCGGCGTGACGGACGATGTGCGCGCAGACCTCGCGGAACTTCGCGTTGGCCGCCTGAAGCTCTTCGGTCGAAGGCTCCTTGCCAGCGCAGATGAAGAACCCATCCTCTGGGCTGCGATCAACGATGTCCTTCGCGATGTTCCGGCCGTCCTCGACGTACTTCTCGAACTTCTCGCCGAAGTCCTTCAGTACGTGTCGGTCGCAGATGGGGGTGCGAGCCCAAATCTTCGTCGCCCCCTTGATCGTGTAGACGCCAAGCTGACCACAGTCAACGTCCACATTGTCCCTGTTTACGCTAAAGACGAACGAGTCTGCCACAATGGCTCCTTTCAGCTAATCGGGTGGATTCCGGCCATTGACACGAACGGTTGGATACCGCCGAATGGGCGTGAGGCGTCCTTGACGCGGGCAAGGATGTTGTCGAACATCGCGTTCTCTTTGGCCTCGTCCTCCGCTGTGAGCGTGTTCTCGATGTCGCGAGTGGACAGGCTCTTGACGTAGTTGAACGAATCGACGACGAACTTGACGTACTCGCGGGATGGCCACAGGAAGTGCCTGTTGCCAGCAGCGTCAACCGTCTCTACGGTGTCAACGTGCTCGTAGTCTCCGCGCGCAGGGTAGTCGCCGATGGGCTGGACGAGGTGCCCGTCAATCAGCTTTGTGTTCTTGTACTGCCATGTCTCGGGATCGCCGTAGAGCGATGCCGGATGCCATCGCTCTATAACGAACCGATCGCGGAGTGTCGGCACATTATACCGCCGAATTGTCCGCGTGCCAACCGCTTGCCTGATGATGTTGCCCGATGCGTCCGTGTCGATGAAGCGCCTGGTTCTCTTGACGATTCGCCCGTTGCTCCAGACGACACGAAAGTTGGGTTCGCCGTAGAGGTTCTTCCCGCCGTACTCGGTCAGAAACTCCTGCACCCCTTCTGGAGGCGCAAGGTGATTCACTTCGGTACAGACTACGTGCAAGCTACCCTGCCTTTCGGAGAGATGGCGGAGAGGGGGACAGGCGTCCCCATCCCCCTCTCGCCACTAGCTAGATCAGAAGGGGACCGTGAGGCCGGAGATGTACCCGCCGCGCCGCGGGTTCTTGCAGGCGAACTGGTGCGCCCACCCGAGGATCGACTGCTCGGCGAAGGTGTAGGTCGAGGACCCTACCTTCGGCAGAACCGTCTTCCCGCCGAGGCTAAGGAAGCCGAGATCCTTGTAGGTGCCGCGCATCCAGTTCTGGAGGTCGATGAGGTCGATACGCGAGTTGTCCGCGTTGATCGAGGTCATCACGGGAATGGAGGCCAGCATCCGCTGACGCTTGCGGTTGAACGCGAGGTCCACTTCCCCGTTGCCGGAGCCCATCGGGAGGTGGATTTCGCTGATCTGCGTCATGAGCTGGATGAGCTGGAAGTGCTGCTTCGGGTTCATGTACCAAGTCCAGTTGCCCGAGTCGAACACGTCGGAAAGCTCGCCCTCCATGAGAGCCATGAGCTTGTGGACGTACTCGATGGTCAGGTTCGTGGAGCCAGCCGCGACGTTGGGCGTGATGATCTCGGGGTAGTTGGAGCGCGTCCACGAGAGCCACGTACCGGAGGTCGAGGCGTTGGCGTGGTAGGGGAGACCGAAGATGAAGCTGGGCGGGGTCGCCGTCAGCCCACCGATGCAGAGCTTGTCGCCAACGTCGATCGCGCCAGCGAGGGTGCCGGAGAGGGTAACCGTCTCGTTCTTGTAGTCCACCGAGACTACCGTGACGGCGCCACGGTAGTTGGCCTGCGTGGAGTCGTAGACCGAGATGTGCATCCCGCGGCGGAGGAGACGGGCGCCGAAGCCGTTACCGGCGACGCCGTAGGTCGGGGCCGAGCCCTTCGCGGTGACGGTGGCAACGATGCCGGTGCCGCTCGTCTGAAGGGTCTTATCGACCATGATCTTGGACTCCTTGATGCCAGAGGCGATGGTCCGCTGAACGGTGTCAACGATCGCCTTGGCGTCGGAGTCGGTCGTGAACTTGTTCTTGAGCGTCCACTCCAGCGTGAGGGACTGCTCAACCGGGGTGAGCGAGGCGTAGTCGAAGAGCGGCCCACCGCCAGCCGGGACGTTCCCGCCGTCGAAGTCGGCGGCAGCGAACGCGGCAGACGGGCGAAGCTCGACGGGGATACGCATCGCGCGGCCGGACTGGCTCTGCGAGGGAACCTTCTCGAACTTCGCGTAGAGCGAATCCTCTTCATCCCAGAAGCCGGTCAGAAGGGGCGAGACCGCCTCGATCTGAACGGCAGCAACATCGGAATAAGCCTGTGCAGCCATTGGCTACCTCTTATCTGTGACCGCGACTCCACTCGTTCAGAATCCGGAACTCATCCCACCCCTTTGCCCTCGCCGCCTTGATGTAGTCGGGGGGGGCAGTCGTCGGCGATGTCGGAGCGGGCGCGCGTCCAATGGACTGCGCCGACGCCGCGGGACTCGCCGCTGCGGGCTTTGCCGCGGGGCGGGGAGCAACGGCTGGGTTCGTGGTCGCGGTCGTGGGTCGAGCCGCTTTGGACCAGAAGTCAACCTGCGGCTTTAGGTGAACGGCGATCAGCGGTCGAGCCCTATCTGCGATGAACTGAACCGCTGCGTTTAGGTCTTCCTGCGAGAGGTTGCCGGAGAAGAACCGACGAATCTGATCCATGACGGTACGATTGCCCATCACGTCGTTCTTGACCGCGGCGAGAGTATCGGTGACGGCACGGCCCACGAACTCCTCGTCGAGGCCAGCCGGGGCCGCCGCACGGAAACGCTCGACGATCTCGTTCTTGACCTGCTCCTCGCCGTACTGCACGAGGGCCGTCTCGAACTGCTCCGCCATGAACGCCCGCTGCTGCTGCTGCGCCTGTACGATCTCCGCGTACTTCTTATGGATCGGATCGTTGGGGTTGAACGGGGATGCCTGTCCGCCCTGATTCCCCTGCTGTTGCGGGAAGAGCCTGGCCTTTACGAAGGCGACGTGTTCACGCTCGTCCAGCGCGTCTTCGGGGAGATCGCGCTCCATGATCGAGATCGCCGTCCACATGACATCAGAGGCAACGTCGTGGAAGACTTCCGGCGCCGTCTGCCTAAGCTGCTTGGCGAAGGTCTGCGCGAAGCCAGTGAATCCCTGCGGGACGAACTGGCGCAGGCCGTCGATCATTCCCTGCGGGTTGTTCTGGTAGTCGTTGATGAGACCGCGTGCGATGTCGGCGAGCTGTGCATCCGTCTGCGCGTCGCTGACGGTTGGGTGCAGCTTCACTCGCTCTACCGCGGCCTCCGGGGTAAACCCGAACGTCTTTAGCTGCCTCGCGTGCTCCACTGTGAAGCCGGTATCGTGGAACGCCTTGCGTTCGTACCACGCCTGCGCGAGAGCCTCCTTGACGTTCCTGTCCAGATTGGCCTTACTGAGAGCGCCCCGCATGTTCTCGGGAAGCTGGTCGTAAGGGATGACGGGTGCCTTGGCCGGTTCCTCGGTCTGGGGCTGAGTCTCCACCTGCGGCTGCTCGGCTACCGGCTGATCCGACTCGCCACTGACGGGGGCGCCCGTAGCGGGATCGGCGTTTGCCGCAGCTTCCGCCGCAGCAACAGCCGCTTCCGCAGGATCGGATTCGTTGTAGTTCTGTGCAGCCTGCTGGATTCTGGAGAGATAATCGGCCTTCGCGTCGAGGTTTCGCGAGTTCCCCGACGTGCCAGCACTCTGAGGCGTCTCTGACGCGGACGCGGGCGCGGACTCAGGAGCCGGGGCGGTTACGGTTTCCGCAGATACGCTTCCTGCGGAGATGACTTCGTCGCTCATTTAGTCTCCAATCGTTACGGAGCGTTACGTGCTCCGATAGGCGCTAGTAGATTTGGTTCTTCCCTTCGCGCGCGAAGATCACGGCGCGGACATTCCCGGAGACGTAGGCACTGATCTTGACCTTGACAAAGGCATGGCGCGGGATCGACCACTGCTCGCCGGTGGACGATGGGTCAGTAATCGGCGCGGCAGACGTTACGTTGAACCACGGGCCGGACGAGGCGGGCGCCGTCAGGATCTGTACCGTGCAGGACGACGTGGTGTCCGAGTAGACACTGACGACGACATCCGATGCGTTGCCGATGGGGTACGCCTTCGTCTCGGCATTGAGGGCGGCGAGTAGCGTATCCGCCGATGCGGTCCCGGCGGTCACTGCGCCAAGCGCCTTGGTAGAGGTAGAGGCGACCATCTGAACCTGCGCCTCCGCCGTAGAAACGGCGAAGAGCGTGAGGGCAAGGAAAGCTAGGGTAGTGAGCTTCTTCATTGCGGGGCGCCTCCTTGCGGCTGCATCGCCTGCATGGCTTTGAAGTGTTCTTGCGCGTGGAGCACGACGTTGCGGTGCCCCATCGGGTTGCTTTGCTTGGCCTCCCACCCCTCGTCAGAATTCAGCCACGCCTGACACGCCTGAAACTCTATCATGTGGTCGTCTGTGACCTGCTCGATGGGGTAGGAGGGCAGTTCAATCATCTGCGGCGGGGTCATCGCCGGAGCGCCCGTCATCGGGTCGATCAGCGGCCCGCCAGTGTTTGGGTCCATCTGCGGCTGCGGTGGGATCTCCTGCTGCTGCGGTGGCTGAGACAGGAGAATCTCGATCTCCTTGTACTGCTTGTTCCGCGCAGCCTCGCCGGGGAGCTTCAGCCCCTCCAGCCCCTGCACCGACTTGTAGTAGTCGAAGTTCTCGATGCTAGTGACGGCTCCGGCGAGGACGGCGTTGCCCGTCATCAGGAGCTGGTTGAGCTGCTCGCGCTTGTCGGAGGCGCTTACTGGGTACGCCTCGTCGCTCTCCGGGTACGCGATGATCTGGCCCTGAAGGTCCGCGAACTTGATCGTCTTGTTGCGGAACCCGGCGGGCGTCATCTGTGCGAACGTCGTATCGCCCTTGTGGTTGGCGATGAAGTGCCTGACGGCCAGGAGCGCGATCTTCGCGTGCGCTTCCTTCATCTGCCGCCAGACGACAGCGATGCGGCCCATCGCCTGCTCGCGGGCCTGCGCGTACGCCTTGGCAGTCTTCAGATTCGGGTCGGACTGCCCGGTTAGGCCGGGGAGCGTGCCGGTCAGGTACTGGGTGATATTCCCGAAGACTTCCTGCCGGAGACCGACGGCCTGCGGGTTAGAGCCAGCCGGAGTCGATTCCCAGAACTGCGAGCCAATGGCGTCTCCGGTGACCCTCTTCACCGGGTACATCTGCCCGCCCCTGACCCTGCTCTGCCGGATCTCGTCCTTGTCGATGCTCTGCGTGTCAACGAAGACCATCGGGACCGAGTGCCGCGCGTTCTGCATCTCCACGTCGAGGAGATCGTTGAGCGCGTCCTGAACATCCAGCATCACGTCGCCAAGGCTGGGGCGCATAGAGCCCTCGCCCGGCGTCGCAAAGCAGACGACCCAGAAGTCGTCCATTGACTCGTTGCGCTCTTCAAGCAGCACGTTCCCAGCGAAGGCGAAGAACCCGCCGTCTGGATAGCGCTGGAGCAGGACGTCCCGCTTCTCCTTCGGGAGTCGATAGAAGACGGAGGGGCGAATCCAGGCCCGCGTGTACGTGGCACGGCCAGCCTTGTCGTCCAGTCCGGAGAACGGCCCCGCCATCCACGAGGCGGTCTGCTGCATCGTGCGCGAGGTGCGCTCCTCTGCCAGCCCGATGCCGCCAGTGTTGGTCCCGATCTCCTCTTCCTTGTCGGGATAGAGGGCCTTCAGGAACGCCGGATCGACTTCCTGCGCGAGAATGAGGTACGAGGCTTCCTGAATGTCGCGGGCTTCCGGCGGGAGCCTGACCTCAAGGGCGCCATAGAGGTCAACGACTTCGCTGCCGTTCGGGACCTTCTGCGTTCCGACGATGTCCTCGATGGTCGTCGTCTGCCGCGGGACGAAGCTCTCCGGCCCAAGCGGACGCTGGCAGCGCTGGCATTCGGGGACTGGGTAGCCACCTCCGCAGGACGGGCAGACATAGGAGTCCGGCGAGAGTTCCTTCTCGACCGGCCCCATGATCGGCTCTTCCCGCTCGCCGAAACGCTGCTTGTCAATGACGTGGCGGACGTACGCTGCGTAGAAACCGTCGTTGTATAGGTAATAGGCTTCCTGCGAGAGCAGGTTGTCGATGTTGTTGGTCCGGTGGAAGACCTCGACGATGTCGTTCGCCGCCTTCGCCGTGGCCACGTCGAGTGTGTTGTTGGCGTCGGCGGGGAAGAACCGGACGGTCGGTGGGCCACCCGAGATTACGGACGAGATGAACTCGCCAGTCGCCCGGTACAGGTTCCAGCTATAGACCGGATCGTCGTCTTCCGCCGTCTGGTCGTCTAGGCCGTAGGCACTGGACGGAACGTCGGAAAGCGGGATGTACATCTGCCGGTCAACCGACCAGATTTGCCACTGCTTCCCGTAGTAGTAGTCGCGGGCCTTGCGAACGCGCTGAAGCTGCCAGCGTCGGCTGGTATCGGACTCGGCGACCTTCTCCTGCACCAGCCGCATGACCAGCGCGGCGGAGTCGCGGTCCAGTCCAGCCGGGGCGCCGTCGCTGACGTTGACCGGCACAACCTCCCCTTCCTTGCGGCGGGGGGAGGGGAGCGGCATCAGGTCGCGGATTACGTCAACAAGGCTCACGGCGTAGCCCTCTGGAAGCCGTTCATGCGGCGCTCAAACCAGCGGATGCGCTGACGGGCGCTCATGGGAGGAATCACTCGTCCGGCCTCCTTGTTAGACGTGACCAGCACGCCAACGCGCTGAAGTGCGTCCAACTTCTGCTCAATAGAATTGAGCTTGGCAAGTACGACTATAAGCAGCACCGCCAGAAAAGCAAGGGCTAGCGCGACTACCAAGCCTATCTCCTGCGCGTATTGTGGTGAGTTTGGATGTGCAGGTGCTCCGCGTTGCCGTGTTTCTTGGCGTAGGCGACAGGAAGCGCTGGCCGGTTGGGGTCGTAGATCCAGCGGCTGTTGATGTGGCTCTCTGCCGCCGCTACCTCTTCCTTGGGTACGCCGATGGTGCGGAAGTCGGCAGCGCCGCCCCTGACGTGGACGCCAGACCCGCCCAGCGCCGAATCCTCCTCGGCGGAGCGGATGAACGATGTCATGAGTGGCTCCCACTCGAACTCAGAGTAGGTGAAGTCGCAGAGATCCCCGACTACCTCAACCAGCACGGCGGGACGCTTTGGGCTGGTATCCCACTGCTTGCGGACTTCGGAGGTCTTGAACTTTAGTTTCACTGCCCAGCGAGCCCCTTGATTACGTCAACAAGTTTTGCGAGCTGCTCCGGCGAAAGGACGCCGAGGAGCGCGGCCAACATCCAGAACACCCAGCGCTGGTACTTCCGCGCCTCTGCCATGTCAACGCGCAGTGACTGCACTTCGGCGCGGAGCCCACCGTTCTCCTCTTCGTCGGAACCGACCATGACGGCGCGGAGGCGGCGCATCTCAGAGCCGATCCTGTCCACGTCCCTCTCGATCCTGACGACATCGGCGGCGGCCTTGTCCGCCACGAGCCGCACGGACTCGTACTCTCTTTCGAGAACCGATAGACGCGCTTCGCACTCCGGCTTCATGCACGGGTCCATTAGCCCTTCGGCTCCTTGGCGTTGAACCAATTGAAGCCAGGAGCGTTGATGTCGGGGCGGAGGGCGTTGCCGATAAGCAGGGCGGCACTCTTTGCGAGTACGACACCGAGAGCCCACGGGTCAATCCTGTGCTGCGAGAGCATCGGACCAAGCGCCGTGAGCAGATCAAATGCAAGCGATGCGAAGATAATCTTCGTCGCGTTCGATTCGAGCAATGTCTTCATCGCCGCGCCCCTTCTAAAGCGTTAGTCCTTGATGTCCTCCTCGACCTGATCGGCGAGTGGGCCGACGGCGGCGAGGATTGCGGTGGCACAGGCGATGAAGTGAGACGGCTTGCGCTGGTCCTTGGGTACAGCCTCAAGCGTCTCCACGGCGGTCTTCCCAGCTTCGTATGCGGGCTGCGCGAGCTGGAGCCAGCCCAGCGCTTCGGCGAAGTCAACCTTACCCATTGGATGCCTCCTTCTGTGGCTTGATGTCGGGGAGCGAGGCGACGAGGTCATGCACTTTGGAGGGTGTGATCTTGGCGTCGCCAAAGAACTTGAGCAGGAGAGCCTGCCCGCCCTCGCTCGTGGCAAGCGTAAGCAGGCCAGATATGATCGACTGGACGGACGCGGTCTCCAGCTTCGTTACCGTGGAAGACATTTCAGCGCCTCCTTCTCCAGCTTCTTCGTGTGCTTGATCTGGAGCGGCAGCGCGCCGCCACGCTGGATTGCCTCGCCTGATTCCTTCAGCGCCTTCTTCCACCGGGAAAGGGCGTCGTTGGTTGCGCGGCATTCCTTCACTGGGCCGACGACAGCGACGCACCGTTCCTCGTAGCGGGAGTTGACAAAGTAGAAGGCGTTGACGGACGAGGCGACTTTGACAGATTCGGCAGTTCCGCAGCCAACCGTGATGAGCGCTGCGGCGGCAAGAGCAGCAAAGCGATTGCCACACGCACGGTCCATCACTGACTCCAGCCGCCGATCTGCTGCCCCACTCGGGACACGACCGACGAGACGTAGGCGTTGTCCCAGAGGTCGGGACGACGGATTGATCCGAGGAAGGCGTTGGTGATCTCCCACGAGACGAGCTGCTCAACGCGGCCGAGCCGCTGCGAGACGTCGATCTTCGGGGGCCACGTCCCGATCCCGCTCGCACAGCCGCACCATGAGGTCGGCCCGCAGTTGGGCGGTAGGGCCGGTGGCGTGGCGGCGTAGCTGCCGTAGAGCGGGCGGTCGTAGTAGGTCGGAACCGTCTCATGCGCCATCGCCCACGCGCTATCCCGCTCGGCCTGCGTGGCGTCGGTCTGGAGGACGCCGTCGCGCAGGTCGTACCAGAGCACCTGCGCGCTGAAGTAGCGGATGGCGCGCATCCGCTCCTCGGTAGGCACGTTGAGCGTGTCGGTCCCGCGCTCGGCCGTGCATTCCGGTGAACCGGGCCAGACGATCGCGCCGTGGATGAGCGGCAGGCAGGTCGGCTCCGCTGCGGGGGCGGGAGTCGGCGTCGGGACAGGCGTGCGCGGCGGGGTGGGCGTTGTCCTCAGAGCACCCATGCCCACGCAGGCGAGGAGGGTGCATCCGCCCATGCCCGTCTCCGTATCGCGCCAACACGTGTTGCACCCGTCGTTGTAGCTGACGATCTCCGCGCTCGCCGGGCACGCCAGCATCGCTGCGGTGGCGAGGACGACCGCGGCGCAGACGAGCGCGATGGCGAGGTAGGGGTGGGGGTGGGGGCGGCGCATCGTGTCAGTAGCCGCCGGTCAGAGCAGCGCGCTTCCACGCGCCGGAGGCCGTGCAGATGTAGATGTAGGAGGCGTCCCAAGTGATCGTTCCTGCCGTGCAAGCCGCGTTGCTGGCCGGACTCTGCGTCGCGGCGAGGACGACGGCGGGAACGCCGCCGGAGGCCGCTCCAATGATCTTCAGCGCGTCGGTAGGCGTATGGGCCGTCGAGCCAGAGGAGCCTCCAACCGGCGCTTGAAACACGCACGCTCCGGGAGTGCCGGTACCAGTCCCACCTGGGCACTTGATCGTCGCCGTCGCCGCCGCGTTCGCGTTGGTGCCCGTCGCGTCCTGGAATTTCAGCGTCTGCGCCACCGGCGTCGCGCTGTTCGCCGCGCCGACCTGGAGCGTCGCGGCGGCGCCGCGGGTGAGGATGGTGTCAGCAGACGATCCAATCGCGAACATCCCGGTGTCCATCCCTGCCAGCACGCGACCGGCGCTGTTGATGGACGCGCGGAACACACCCGCAGTAGCAAAGCCGACCGTGTCGCTGACCGGGTAGTAGATGCCAGTCCCAGGCGAGGCCGCGAAACCCACGCTCGGCGCCGCCGCCGTCCCGTCCCCGACGAGCACGCGCTGTGCCTGCACGATCCCGGTCACCGCCACCGGCGTTCCGCCATACGCGCCGTTGCCCGCGATGTCCGCGCCGCTGCTGTAGTTCTGGAGGCTGAACGTGTCGGCGGTCAGCCGCGTGACCTTGAAATAGCCGTTCGCGTTCGTGTTGCCGGTGATGCCGGAGATGCTGATGGCGTCGCCGGTGACAAGACCGTGCCCGACCGCCGTGACCACGATCGGCGTCGCGTTCGTCGCACCCGTGATCGTGACGGTGGCTGCCGGTGACGCCCGGAACGTGCTCGACTGGAGCGGCCCCGTCATCGTGTCCCCGTCCAGCCGCACGCGCCCGTGCCACGCCGCGCCGTCGTAGACCTCGTAGCGACCCGTCGTAGAGTTGTAGA